CTTCGGTCTGGCCGGGGTCTTCCCCTATGCCGGCGAAGTGAGGACAGCGGAGATCCAGCTTCTTGCTCTCCTCCGTCCAACGCCTGGCCTCCAGCTCTGGATGGCACCTCATGGGAGGCATCATCCCCGGGTCAGCCTCAGGCACCCAGGGATAATGCTTACAGCCGATACATCTTGCCACTTAGCTCACCACCTAAAACGATGGCAGGGTGATTTCCTGCACGTTCTCAGCGAGCGCGGCGAATACACCGCGACGAGCACGTCCAACGATTTGAGCCTCAACCAGGCGAGACAAATCGCCAATATTGGCATCAACCCGAAGTTCGTGCTTGACAAGCTCCTTGAATCCGCGCTTCGGACGGATCAAGTAAGCCTTGTTCTCGTTTACACCCGCATATGTGTATTCTTTCTTGCCTACCTTAGTTGTCCATCCGTCATAGGCAATGATTGTGTCAATGCCGGTCAACGATGGATAGTCAGTACCACGAACATGCAGCGCACCAGATGCTTCGTTAATGTGATCCAGACGATCACCAGAAATGAGCAGTACATTGCCCGGACGCTTGGCCTTACGGGCATCTGCAAGACCTTTCTTCAATGTCTCGCGCAGAGACAATACAGGATGAGCGTCGTCTTGTTCTGATGTAGTAGGCTTGCCTTCGACAGTGACATACACGGCTGATGTTTTGTTGTTTGTGCCATAGCTATAGTTGATGATCGGATACAGGTGAATGTGATTGAGCAAAGCGTTGTAAGCTTCTCCAAATGCACGGTTGATCTCTTCCATATCGAAGGTCCGGTTGTACTCCTGCATGTCTTCAGTGTACTCGATACCGGTTGCGTATGTGATAATCCGAGCAATCGGACCTTTCTCAGCTTCTAGGTGCCCGAACCGGACTTCCTCACCCTCGATATGTTCCATGAAGATCACGACACCGCGCTGGGCCCATTTGGCATCGAAGACCTCCGGGAAGTTAGGGTCTTGCCTGCGCTCATAAATTGGTGTATAGAGTACAGGCACACCCTCCCGACCCAGTTCTACATCAAGAACCACCTTCTCAAGCAGTTCTTTGCGGGTTGCATCGGTGACCAGCATTTCCCCAATAGGCTTGGCCAGATCAAAGACCTGCATTTCACCGTTTACAACCTTCTTTGTGACCTCGTAAAGCTTGCCGTTAAGCCGGTAGTACACTTTTGATTCATAGGTACCACTGCGCTTGGCAGCTCTAGCGGTTTCTAAGCTAACAACTTTAGCAGCCATTTACATCTCCTCCGTTTACGTTATAGTGGTCCCCTCTCTGTTGTTTGTCCTTCGCTCTCGGAGAGCTAATTGAAATCCCCTAACCTCCCTGACTCTCGTCAGCAACCATCAAACCTGCAGTCTTCAGCGCATCCAAGAGCGCAATTAAAGCTGCTCTAACATCATCAGCAGATGCATCAGCGGCGCAGGTCACATTCTCAGCTATCCTTTCCAATGCCTCGGTAGCATCGGCCTGAGCGTCATCGACACTTGCCACAACCTCGTTGATGGCATCGACAAGTGTTGCGTTGTCGGTAGTGTCGAGATCAGACAAATCGCCGATGACCTGCAACGATGTCTCATTGACGAACCACGGCCACAGCACAAACCAAATCACATTGTTGGTGTCTTTGGCTGCGGTTACTACACCGGCAAAAATATCTGTTGCATCAGTGGTCAGCCTCTTATTGGTGGCATCCCAGTAGATTTTGTCGCCCTTGTTGAACGCTTTGGTTCCATCAAATTGGTCGGTTTCATACTCAGCGACATCGATGGTCAGGATAGCCTCAGCAGTTTGACCTGCTTCGGTCTTGACATCCCGAGTGACAAAGCCCAGGAACCCTTCGCGATAATACAGCTGCCCGGCTTTGAGTTCTGTTTGTTCAGGTACGCTCACTCGTACACTCTTGCCATCGCTTACCTTGAAGTAACCCTTTTGATAAGTGGTGCTGGGCACCGGTTGGCCTTTGTAAGCCATTTGTCATTCCTCCTTCCAGCTCAATGGACTAAATGGATACGGTTTTTGTGACCAGGTGCTTAGGAGCACCCTCTCCACCGCCACCCTTGGGTGCGGGCGGATCGATGAAGTTCTTGCCCAAAAGACCTTTGATGGTCTCATCGGCCAGGATCTTGTCGATCTCACCGACAATCTGCTCCTTGGCTGCGCCTTCCGGCACATTGAGCAGCTTGGCCACAAGCAGTTGAGCTTGTTCGCCTGTCACCTTTTCTTTGATGGTTTCTGCCACCAACTTCTGGTGAGCGGCCTTGGCCTGTTCGCTCATCGCTTTTACCATCTCGCCAACGACCTCAGCGGGCTTCTCGGGCTTCTGTTTGTCATAACCCAGAGCCTTCCAAACCTCGGCCATCTCGCCGGCGATCTTGAGGGCTTCGTTGGTGTCGGTGTCTTTGCTGAAGCCCAACGCAGCGGCCAGGTCAGCGCCGTACTCGGCGGCCGTTTTGAACTTCTTCAGCTGCTCACCAGCGAAGAGTTCGACCACCTGGTCTTTGGTGTAGCCCATCTCACCAACGATGGACTCCAAGTTGGTTTCGCCTTTGGCCACTGCAGCACGAATGGCCACCAGCATCTCCTGAATGGTCATGTTCTCATCAGCTCCTTCTGTGCTTATTTCCCCGGATACCGGGGTATAGATGATCTGCTCCTTCACTTCCACAGCATCGTTACCCAGGACTACCTTGCCATCCACAACACCATAGCCAACCTTAAACCACCTAGAGGCTCCGCCTTTTTCGATCTCTACGATGCAGTGGTCATCGTACACTCGGCGCACCCAAACGAAATTCTCGGGTTCTTTGAACTTGGTGCGCAAGACCATCAGTAACGCCTCTCTTAATCCTTCGTGACTACCATCAAACGCCATTGGAGTACTGGGCATAGCTGGAACCACACTCATTTCTCCACTCGGGACGAAAGTTATCTTCTCCACAACTTTTTCGACATCTTCCCCCAACACAACACGTCCATCAGCAATCGAGTAACTAACCTTGTACAACTCTCTTGGGCCGTTTTTAGACTCCACAGCAACAATCACATAATCAACATACAGACGATCAACCCAAGTGTAGTTATCATCTTTACCAAACTTATTGCGCACTGCACCAACAACAGCTTCCCTTAGAGCCTCATAACTACCATCAGTACCGATTACGGAGTCGTCAAATGTTTTGGCAGTTAATGTGTCCATCTCCCCAAAAGCAACAATAGACGAGGGCATACCCGCCCTGTGTAAAGGTGTCCAGTCAATCGACAAAGGCTTGTAACCAACAACATGAACTTCACCAGCAACGTTCTTCAAAGTAGGAATACCAAAGATTGAAACTTGGGTCACTCGCTTGGAACGAATCCACCGTTTGAGGTCCGCGGCTGCCTTGTCCACCACACCCCTAAAGTAAGCCTTGCCGTTTTCCCACTTGGCTCCTACCCAGTGGGTGACGGGCGTG